ATCGTTAGTGAAAGCACCACCACCGATGACGCGAAGTTGAGAACCAACAAGCATACCAGCAGGGTATCGAAGTAAAGAACCCGATGAGAAGAAACCAGCACTTGCACCTGAAAAGGTGATTGTAGTACCAGTCGAGTCCGTTGCGAATCTAAGACCGCCGAACCCATCATACTTTAACGCCAATCCACATTCTTTTCCGAATGTCACTTCGGATAGGTCGCCTTTATACACTGTTGATGCCATATTATCTGCTCCGTCTTGTCCTACGCGATGAGTTCCGAGAATATCACTATTTCGACTTGGAAGGTCATCCTATGTAGCCTCTTCGTCCGGTCTGAAAGGTCAGTCCTCATCTTATAGAGTAATCGGTCAAAGTTCGCGCCATCTCCTTTTCTTTGGCTATGTACCACGCGCCGGATTTCATCCTCCATTTTCATAAGGTGTGACCTACCGTTCATTGTGCGCGCATCGACTGTTACATTGATACGCGTATGAACGAAGTCATAGAATACTTCGGGTTGTTCCTCATTGTGAACTGTTTCATAGAGTAGGATTGCGTCTTTGCTGGTTAGATTCAAACGCTTACCGCGACCAGCCTCGACAGTTGTAATGTCCTCGATTATAGGAGTGCGCTGATTAGTGTTACCGCGATTCCAATTATCAGTGAGTATTTTTTTAATGAGTTCGACAGATTCAAGAGCCAAGAATATCACTCCCTATTGATGATTCATTCATTGCTTGTTGTTGAGCCATAGAAACAATTGTATCATAGTCGGGGTGTTGTTTAGTCATAACATTACCGTCTTTGTCTAACAATATCCCGTCACTGTTCACACTTGCTTCGTATAGCATAGCGGCAGCGTCAAGGAATATCCTACCTCTTTCGCTAAACACACTTTCTTTGCGTGCTTGCATGATGGGTTCGCGAGTTGCTTTTGCAATCTGCTTCTTGACAATATCGCTAAAATCCACACTATCACAACACTGTCATTATTTCTGTATAGCGCGGTAGTGTTTCAGCCACCTGCGCTTTGAATAGTTGATACTTACTACCCAAGTCAACATTCTGTGTTCCTTCGGGTAGTAGCACGCTTCGGTCATCAGATAGTATCAAGTCCATCGCGACCAACTTAGTGCATACATCTTCAATTGCTTTCTCGACATATCGCTCACCATAGACATACGATACCTTGACTGCGTTCCATGAGAAATAAGGGTATGAGTTGTTGAAGTAAATAACACCCAAGTCATAGTCAGCCCACCAATCGCGAAGGCGAGCCTCGTCACCTGTGGTAGTACCAACATAGTCTATCTTGAACTTCTTTTGATTGAGTGTTGCACCATTTGTTGCTGCCGCGCTAATGTCACCAACAAGGTCTGTGACACCATTGAGTGTAGTTCCTGTAATGCTTGTGTAGTAACCAACAGTGCTACCGATAGTGATTATACCGTATGGCGCAAGACCTGTAACATCAGCAACAACGATAGTAGTGGCCGTTGAGGATGAAACCGTTGTGCTGTTATCGGTAGCACCGGAGAATGTAACACCGGATGATGTGCAAGCGTAGGTAGCGTTCTCACCTGCTTCACCACGGCGCATGGAAGTAATCTTTAATTGACCACCACCATAATCAGCGTTGGCTGATGCCATGAACTCATGATGAACATTAGCATTTATAGTGCCATCAGTTTCGGTCACATCTTCAAATGAGAAGGATGGACTAAATGCTGTGGCTGATTTCCCTTTGCGCGCATCCTTGTTTATTAGGTCAGCAATTTGTTGTGCTGTGCTTACATTGTCAAACTGCGCGCGGAACTTAGAGTTACCTTCACCAGCCGTTAGTGTAGCAACACCGCCACCACCCGGACACAAAAACAGTTTATCTGTATCAGCCGTTAGTTGTGTGAAGTCTGAAACTTCTAAGCGTATTTCAGCCGCAGCGATTTCGCGATAGTCTTGACCTTGCCATATTTCAAGCCTCAATACTTGTTGGACATTGCGGAACATAAGAGGGACAGAACCAACATAGTCTGTGTAGTATCTTCGTCTGTATGGTTTGTAAGTATCGAAGTTAAGATACTCGGCAGTCTGTAACATAGGTCGCCAAGAATTGTTTGTTAAGTTATCTAACTTATCTTGTGTGCGCAAAATGAGAGTTTCAACCTGTGCTTTAGTGACACCCTTGCGCTTACCATTAGTAAACGATTGAAGGTTTTGAATCTGTGCGTTTTGCGCAGTAGTGTATGTTCCTGTTAATGAGCCACTAAAAGATAAACGAACATTACCGGAAGCGCGAGCGATAGTTGTAATAGTTCGCTCTTCACCCATTTCGGCATCGCTGGTAATCTCAATTTTATCACCTACTTCAAATCCTACTAATCTGTAATCTGCTGGTGCAATGTCAACATAAGTTGAACCATCATTCGCGGCTAAGTAAACAGGGTCGGGGAATGGTATTTGCAGTATGTCTGCTACCTTCTGCACTGATGTATAATACAAACGGTCGGGAAACAAAGGTCTGCCTTCGCGCTCTCCTGTTTGAAATACTGTTGGCATATCATCTTCTCCTCAAACTCTTTGGTGTGTGTCTTGGGTATTGACCATATTTCTTATAGAACTCTTGTAACATTTGTTTTACGCGAGGGTTATTTATCCTACTTCCTTTCATTGCTACGCGTATTCTCATTTCTTCCTCTTTCTTTTGTTTGATTGCATCGAGGGGGTCTTGATAGTTTGACTGAATCTCCGGTGTCATCTGTGGTTGTTGTTGTTGTGCTACCCTATTCTGCTCTAAAAATGTGTTGCGCATTTCTTCAACCGCGAAACCTGCACCGGATGTAGCCATTTCCTCAAGTTTCTGTTCCTGTTCCGGTGTCAACTCTTCTTTGAGTAAACGCCAAGATATAGCCATCGCTTCACCAGCATTTTTTATGTTAAAATCTTGAAGACTTGCGTTGAAATCTCCATGCACTGAATCGTAAAAATCAGATTCATTTCTGTTAGGTGGCATGGGACTCTTTTCGGGGTCGCGACCAACATCAATCATGTTTTTTTCAGGAATAATGTTGTACCCTCGTTTTGCTCGTTCATCGGATAACACTTGATGTATTTCAGAAGATGGCGCGTGTGCTTGAGCGTCGTCTAAATGTTTAGCGTTCCATTGTGACAAATCATCAAGTGACAACCCGCTATTGTCCATCCATTGTTGAAACTGTGAATGGTCTATGTGAGTAGGTTGATACTCCGATTGCGCTTTGCGCGGAGCCCATAAATCTTCGGCTGGTGGTGGACTACCCCCATGATAAGGCAACGGTTCCTCTTCACCGACATTTTTCAACAACCGCCAAGCCATATCCATTGGATTTGCGCTACGCACAAAATAACCTTTGAATGGTATTCCTCTATTAGTATGGTCTGTGCGACCCGGCATGGGTGTGCCTAACCCTGCGTGAATTGCATCATGGGGGTCAACAGAATCCATACTAAGTTGTCTTTTTTCACCACTTGGACCAAAATCTAATACCGCGTGTTGACCGTAATAACTTGGATTACTGTCATCTCCCGTTTCTTGATTTACAGATGCGGTCATTCTTCCTGTACTTTCGTTACCCGGATGAACTGAATCGAGTTTTTTATTTTCATCAAGGGGTATATCCCTAAATCTGTAATGATTGCTTAGTATATCAATAGGAGGCTCGCCTCTTGATTTAATATCGGTATGTACTCTTTCATCTGCTTTGTGTCGTCTATCTAACGCACCTTGCATGGTATCATCAGAAGAATCAGTTTTTTCCCGTTGTTGTCTGTAATACTCTTCTAACGCTTTTTTTTCAGCCTCTTTTTCAGCATCAGTGGGGGATGAGGGGTGTATCTTACCCTCCATATACAATTTATCATAAATACTGTCAAACGCATCACTTAACGGACTGTTAAGTTTAGGTTTGCGCTCATTGGGTTCTTCGTCAACCATCAAATCACTTCCTCGGTCTTTGCAAGGTTGTAATGCATAGGCTTCTTACAAGCCCCGCATCTTTCAAGATAACAAAAGTGAAGCATACCGCAAAAGCGACAGCGTGTGCCGCTACCAATGTTGACAATATCACGGATGTTGCGCGTCTTCATGTTTTGACGCTTAACAACACCTTTCAACTTGTCGCGCTCATCGGTCTTGGTCATTGACTCTTGGGCCTTTTTCCAGCCTTGCTTTTCAAGTCTTTGCAACTCGCCTAAGTCCATATCGCTCACCCTCATGAGGTGACGACTACGACATATAGATTGCCCTGCATGACATAAGAAGTTACACCTTCAACAGTCTTACCGCTGGTATAATCATCAAGTACCTTTTGAACTCCATCCGCAACGCTCGCGCCTGTTTCGCACGCATCGTCCGGGTTGAACTCAAATACTTTCGTATCGGACAAGGTGAATCACCTTACCGTGAGCCGATTACAGTCCACTTCCCTGTGTTGCCACTAACGCAATCAATTGTCAAAGTAGTAGCCGCAGTAATCAAACCAAGCGCACCATCGACTCCACCACCTGTAACATCACCCAAAGTGTCGCCGTTTACTTGCGCACTTAGAATGCTGGTAAGGTGTGCTGATAGGTCAATCGCGCCGGTTGTTGCACCTGCCGCGTTAAATGTTCCACTTAATAGAACTAAGTCACCAATACTGTGCGGTCTGTTATCAATTGTCGAACTAAATGCCATAATCATTCATCTCCTATATTATCTGCTTCTTCTGCCTCGTTAATAGACTCTTCGGGAGGGTTAAGGTGTGCATCAATCGCGCCAAGTAATTTCTTCTTGGTGGATAGAGAAGATGCTCCATTAACACCATTATCTTCCATCCATGCTAAAATGTCACCTTTAGTCCAGCCCATGTCGGGGGTTCCATCATTGTTTTCATCGTTAGTTAGTTCTTCAAAACTATGTCCTTCGATGATAAACTCCGGTCCATCGACAGCCACGCGATGCTGTTCAAGCCATTCGACTGTCACTTGTCGCGATTCGCCCCAAATCCACCAACCTAAGCGACCCACGTTAGCACCTGTTCGGCGCGGGCCTTTGTAGGTTATAGTAGGCAGAAAAACCACCTCAAGCACCGAGTAGTAGCACAGTAACCTGCACTACTTGGTTTGCTGATTCAGAGTCCAAGATAAGACAAGGCAATGCTCCACCTGTTGCGAGAGGAGCGACTGTTGCGTCTGCACCTGTCAAACCTGTGTTAGTCATTGTGATTGTAATATCTTTCGCGGCTGTTGCCGAAGCGTACCCTACAATTCCGAGAATCTTTGAAGCACCCGCTGAAAACAATAGAGGCTCAACTGTTGCCGCTTGAACGACATTTACCGAAAGGGTAACTAATCTCAATCCTCCGTTATTTGCTCTGTCTGTCTGTTGTGGTTCAAATGAATCAAGTGCGCCCGGATAAGTTGCACCAAGCCATGTTGTTTCATCAACAGGAGTTCCTTGCCTCATGTCTATGTCTGCAAGTATGTCAACCAATGTAAAATCACTGTCTGCTACTTTGATACTCAATCCTTTTTCTGTCACTGTTGTTGTTGCTACCATATTTCATCACCTCATTGTAAGTCGCGAATGCTACCACTTGCACCGAAGAAAGAACACCATAGTTCTCCCATTGTTCTGTAAAGTCCTTCTTGTCCAAGACGGTTAATCGCGAATGGGTCGCCGGTTTCGATACCGGACTCAAAGTATTGAGTAGGGATAGCAGTTTGGAACCACAAGTAATCTGTATCAAGGTAATAGATACGCGATAGTGTGGATGCACCCTCGGTTGGCATATCCTTTGTTGGAATCATTGGAACACCGTTGTATGTTGCAACGATGAATCCAGCCTCAAGACCCGGTACACCCTTAACACCGTTGAAGGTTGGTGTAACTCTCTTGGAGTCCATGAATCTTTGTTGGCTTTGCAATAATTGCTGTGTTCTCATCAAAGTGTCATATCCTGTTAGCATAACCTTTGGATTACCACCACGGGTCCAAATCTGCTGGAATAATCCATCAAGTTGATTTAGTGACAAAGTTCTGTTACCACTTGCTACATCAACTTCTGCACTGTGGAAGTCTGCACTACCATCGCGAGTGATGGAGTACATATCGTGGTCTGTTGTCGCGCTTACATGCCCAGTTACAGTGGTCATCTTGTCCGGGTCAGCAGTAACACGGTCAAGTGATTCAAAGTCGTTACCGGATGGTGTGTCAACATCTTCAAGAAGCATTCTGTTAATGTGTTCAGCGTGGTGCTTACCCATTTCTTCTTTTAGAACTTGCCTAACATCACCAAGTCCGTCATCCTTGTCAGAAAGGAACATGCTCACTTCGGATAAGTCGAAGGTGTGAGCAACGGTCTTTGGCTTTGCTGCAACATGGAGGAAATCCGGCTTGGTTGTGTCCGGTAGTGTTCCATTTTCAGCAATACCGCCACCCTTTGTAAAGGATGCGCGACCTGTTAGGATTCTCCATCCACTTCGCTCCCAAGGCTTCTTAGGAAGAATAGAGAACGCGTTGAACTCTTGGTTCAATTGCGACCAAACTTTTCGTCCGTAAATTGCTTGGTATGTACCAGCAGTTGAAGACATAAGAGGCGCGTCTGCCTTTAGAATGTCACCTGCTCCGTATGTGTAGCCTGTTTGAGAAGCCCCACCGTAGTAGTAACGCTCCATGTCTTGTACTGTTCTTACATAATTTCGTGCCATCAGTATTCACCTCCGTTCAACGCTTTACCTGCAAGTCTGTGAACATCGTCCCATGACATATTTGCAAGGTCTGCGGTTTCGGGGATTGTAACGGTAGCCATTGCAGTATCAGACTTGCTGATTACTGAAGAGCCGTTGGAAACATTGTCAATGCGGTCATTTAGAGCAAGGACAGCCTTTTGCAATTCAACCATTGGTGCGCGAGCATCAAAGTTATGCTTTGCAATTGCATCTGATTCTGCTTTCTTCTCTTTCAAGAACCTGTCAGTGAAATTGTTGTTTAGGTCAGACTTGAATTGCTGCTCTGTTGCAGCAGCCTTGAATACTTCATATGCTGCTTCAATTTCACTTGATGAAACATTGTGTGCGTTTAGGTAATCACCTTTAATCACATTCTTGTTACCGGAAGGCGCGGAACCAAAGTTTGGTTGTGGCCTCTTACCGGAGTCATCTTCACCTGCACCTTCAAGAGAACCTTGTCCTCTGTGGTCATACCCGGAATCGCCCGGTCCATATCCTTTACTAAAGTGGTCGCGAGCCGCAGACGGGTCGAAACCCGCGCTCTTAGCGGTCTGCTCCAACCAAATTAGGTAGTCGCTTGTTATCATATCATCTGCTTTCGCCATTTTTTTGTCATCTCCTTTGTCATCATCGTCAGAGTCGTCGTCACTATACACCATGTCTTCCATGTCTTCATCATCATCATCTTCGTCGTCATCAGCAAAAGGATTTCCTTCTTTTTTCTTAGGTTTATCTTCGCCGCGACCTTCAAGCATGTCTTCGATGCCTTTGTTTTGGGACTCTTTATCTTCTTTCTTTTCTTTCTTGTCATCATCCTTGTCGTCAAGTTTTTTCGACAAGCGTTCAAGGACGCTCTGCAATTCACTCATGGTATTTGTCATACTATCACCTGTGTCCTCCTTCAGAATACGAAATTGTGCTTCGGGGTTTATTCCCTTTTCACAAATCGTAACTTCGTGGAGTTCCATACGCCTAATTTCGCGGTAGTCACCGCGAGTTTGGTCGCTCTTGTTAACGCGCTCAAATGCTTGGCCTCCGATAGAGAACGAGCGCAAGTTCCCTTTTCGTATTTCAGAAGCCACTTCGCGTGCCTTCTCAATGTCGCCTCTTAGTTTGATAACAACAAACATACCTGTGTCATCAACTTCAGACTTCCACAATCTGCCGGAATTGTCCGTGTAGGAAGGAATTACGCTTCCTACTTGTATATTGGAGTGTGCAAGTTGAACATTACGGAATCCATCTGCTTTCATAAACTTACCAAAAGCATCTTTCAAAGCACCGCGAGTGATTAAATCACCTTGCTTGTCAACCATCTCAACAGACGCATATCCAGCAACAACAAGGTCATTACCAATACCCTTCAAAATGACGGGATTGGATGGAGTGCTTGGAGCCGCGAGAATCGCCATTGTTCCCCGTCACATCTCTCATTGTATATCAACGGAACTGTTCTCAATCGCGATAACACCATCATCTTCAAGACGCGCAGTTTCACCTTCGCTGGTTCGCAGTCGTTTGGTTTTCTTACCTTTGGCTGATTTAATATCATCATCGTTTCGCGCTTGGGGGTCAAAATCAGGCATTGTGTTATCGCGAATGTTTTCAGTAGGTCCTCGCGGGGATTCAACATCAGCACCCGCGTAATCAAGACCTAAACCTTGAACGCCTGTACTTGTAATCTTCTCTTTAGCAAGATGTTCCAATCCGCGCTCAACTAATTCAAGGCCGCGCTTAATCACTTCTTCTTCATCTTCAAGAACTTGCTTTGGTTTCTTAGAATGACCTGCTGGTGGTTCGGGGTCAACTTCATCATACTCCGGCTCATCTTCTTCTTTTTGTTTTAACAACCACGCAGCCTTTAATTCCCAATATGCTTCTTGGTCGCGTGCTAACTTGACAAGATAATCATTGCCCCATATAGAGGTGTGTGGTTCAACAACCCATGAAGAATCCTCCTTACGCGTCTTACAGATTACTTCATCATCAAACGCAGGGAATGTGATAGTGATTTTACCCTTCTTCATATTCACTTGTTGAGGTACATGATGTTCTCCCGACATGATAGCGAGTGTTTCAACACTGTCTGCTGCTAATGGCTCATTGTCGGTTATCTTAGCGGAACGGATTCTATACACAGGATATTCCTTCTTTGAAGCACTTACTCCTGTGCAGCGAACAGTTGCGTAATCTCCTACATTCAAACCGCGTGGTCCTTTCGCGCTTCCAACATTCATGTAGTGTTCTTCACCAACTTGCTGTGCGCGCTTACCATAGTTTTCGGGGTGCATAAGTGGACCAACACCAACAGTGTAGTTTTTACCAGCGCGTGATAGTATGATTACATCAACCATTTTTTCTTTACTCAATAACACCCACTTCGGGTGACGAGGCTCACCTTTCATGTATGTGGCATTAGCATCGCGCAAAAGAATATCTATGTTATCTTCGTTGCGTAAGTTCTCAATTGCTACCTGTAAACCTTCATCATCGCTACGCTTGGTGTTGATAGGTTCGGGCATCTTGATGTGTTCGCTTGATTCGTATTGAGCGCGTAAGTGTCTGATTCTATCCTTAGTTGGCATATTATGAGTATCTTCATCAGCAGTCTTTAGCAAATCTAACACTGTCATTATACCATCATGGAGTATCGCGTGTACTATGAAATCCTTCTCATACACTTTGTTGATTTCATCTTTGAACACATCATCCAACTTGATTTCACCTTCTGCATTGTACGCAGTCAACTTCTTACCTTTTTTACTCGCGATGATATGTTCGCCTTGTGGATATAGACTGATAACCCAATCTCCTGTAAACCCGCGCAAATGTTGCATATCTTCTAAATCGAATATACGATGCATGAACTTGACAGGTTGTGGTTTACCGTCATCTTTAATGAGCAATGTATCATCAATCATTACATCAATCGCATCAGAATATGAATGGTTGAATAACCCGTCATCGGTGACATTAGGTTGACCGAAGTTCATTGCTTGATTGATACTTTGACCCATGCGTTGATTTTGGTTTGGCTCATTGTCAAACTCTTGGTATCTAATATGACTCAAAGGTTGTGAAGTATCTAAAGGTGGCAATTGAGGATTGACCCACCTCATAACATTTCGCGGCATAACTAATCTTTGTAAAGAAGGGCTATTGTAAATGTGAGTATCGTCATCCTCTAACAATAATTTACCATCTTGTAAACTTCCGGGTACTGCAACAAACGGACTTTTCGCGTCTATACCATAATGGAACTTTTTGTGACCGCTTGTAAAGATTGGAGTCACAGGCGCGTTATTCATATTGTAGCCGCCCATTGGAGTTTCATGATTTAGACCACTTGCACTCTTTGTTTGCAAATCGGTATCAGTGTTAGCAATCATAAGTTTAGCGATATTGCGTAATGAATCCGGGTCACTGATATTCATAACTTTCTTGAAATTGGGCTTGTTACCTCTGAAAAACTTCATCTTTTTGAAATCTAAAGCCACATCACTTCCACCTTTAGTTTCCTTGTTTGTATTGTGTAAAATATCAAAAATAACTTGTCGCTCTTTGCTCATATCAACAGGATTACCTTTCGCGTCTGTTGCGCTTTCACCACCATGTTGTAAATAATCACCACCAACTTCTTTGAACACACCACCATCATTGTAAATTAAATTATTGCCACCTCTTTTGGGTATGTTAATCATATCAAATACATTTGATTGTTGAACTCCTTTGACGGCTTTGCTGTTAGGGTCGTGTGGGAAATAGCGCGATGTAAATGCTTGTTCAAAGGATATACCTTGTTGCTTGGCTGCTTCTTTTACATTGTTAACAACCTGTTCAAATATCTTCACATCAGATTCGGGTATGTGTGGTGAGTCTGTTGCGAGTTTAGACATAACTGTGTGTCCTTTTGGTTGAACTCCGCCGAATGAAGAGTCAAGCATCTTTTCTGCCATAGATTCAGAACCTTTGTGTTCTAATCGCGAAACATGAAGATTTGTTAAATCATCAATTTGGTCTTCTGATAAATCAAACGAAGCAGTTTTCCCACCCAACTTAATGTTGTCTTTACCACTAAATAATATATTTCTCTCCGATGGTGATAACATAGCAATCTGTTCAGACAATTTCAACGCATATGCAGTAGCAGCGTATGCTTTATCGTTATCGTGAATGAAAATGTTGGGGTATATTTTTTCAATCGCAGGTCTGATTGCTTGAGTAAATATCTTCTTGACTGCGTTTAGAGTGTCGATATGATTATCCATTCGCGTTTCATGATTTTTCAAATCAATTTCTCCACCATCTTGAGGCGGTGAGGAGTCGCGAATCATACTCAATTTCTTCTCTAACAATTCTGCACTTCTATCATCACCGTTCTTGTGAGCAAGACGGAGAGCCTGTGAAACTTCGGCAGCATGTAACGAAGCAAGATAAGAAGGAGTTGGTGCGATAACCAATGATGAAAATGTTGGTTCATCATCATCACCATGTTTTCTCATTGCTACGGGTTTTGGCTCATCACTTTTGTAATCGTAACCATATACCATTTTGTTCAAATCGGCTGCGCGCTTATCCCGTTCTTCTTGAGTTTGTGCTTCTCTGTATTGACTATCCAAATGTTTCAATTCTTGTAACAACCGTCCTCGCGTTTTTACATTTTCAACTTGGGCTTCGGGTAGTTGGTAATCACCAACATCTGCCAATCTGTTTTTCATATATTCGTCATAATCTTCTTTGTGATAAATAGCATGATGTGATGCTGGTGACTCTTCTCGTAAGATTTCTCTAATCATATCTTTACCTGTGCGTCCTCCATACCCAATCATATCTTTGTGAGTGTTTGCATTTTTCAAACTACTAAGTCTGTCTGCGTTTTTGGGGTCTATTGCTTTTTCAAAAGCATCCATAGAAGCATCATCGTGTGTGTGTAATGGTTCATGCAACCCAAGTAACATT